TAAAAACTAACGATATATTTTAGTTATGAAGATATTAGAATTATTTGCAGGTAGTAGGAGTATTGGTAAGGTAGCAGAAGAAAGAGGTCACGAGGTTTTTAGTGTAGATTTAAAAGATTTTGAAGGTATAAGTTTAGCTAAAGATATTGAGAATTTAATACCATCTGACATACCTTTTAAACCTGATATGATTTGGGCTAGCCCGCCTTGTACTACTTACTCTATGGCAGCAATAAGTCATCATAGACCACTAGGTAAGAATAAATCGGACTTTGCTTTTAAAAGTGATAACTTGGTCAGAAATACTTTAAAAATAATTAACTATTTTGATTGTATTTATTATATAGAGAATCCAAGAGCAACTTTAAGAAAGCAATCTTTTATGCAGGGAGTACCAAGAACAACTGTGTGGTATTGTACCTATGGAGAAGTAACTGCTAAACCTACTGATATTTGGTCTAACAATATTTACTCTATTTTTAATCCAATAGGATGGCATCCAAGAACTGAATGTTTTAATGGTAATAAAAAATGTCATCACGAACCTGCTCCAAGAGGAAGTAGTACAGGAGTCCAGGGTATTAAAGGTAATTACAATAGGTCTAAAATACCTTATGAATTATGTTTAGAAGTTATTATAGCAACAGAAATAAAATTAAAAACTAACAACACATTTTAAAAACTATGAGTAATTTAGAGAAAATTATTGCGAACAACCCTAAGTCTAAATTTTTAATAGCAGATGGATACGATGATGCCGTAATCGGTCATTGTTCTCAAGCAAATAGATTAATATACTCTTACAAAGAATGTATTTCTATAGACTTATGTAGTGTAACAGATACAGACCAAGCCCCTTGTTATTTTGATATTGTAGATAACCTTCAATACAATGTTATAGGCTTTTATGTTGGTAAAAACAGACCAATTTGGTGTATGGATGAAGGCTTATAGTTATGGCAGATGAGATGACAATGAAAGCACTACAGTTGCTTAGAGAACAAGACCCGAATATGGATGAGATAAACAGTATGGATAAGTTTATAGCACACCAAAAAGAGGTTGTTCAAATGAGAAATCAGTACATAGACTTTGCTAATCACCCTCAAGCAGAAAAGCTAAGAAAGAGGTTAAACGTGTTAGAGGATAGTTCGTTTGCTTTTACTTATGTGTACACGATGATGATGGGTTACAAGAGAGAGTCTTTACTAGCCCAAGCGAATGAGATGGAGATGGCTAATGCTGTTATAGAGTTGAAAGCCGAACTAGACCTTGTTAATAAACTAAACAAAGATTACTAAGATGAAAACAGTTAACTCATTAAGTGGAGGTAAATCCTCAAGTTATATAGCTTTAAATCACCCTGCTGACTACAATGTATTTAGTTTAGTAAGAACAAATGATAAATCGTGTATGTACCCTGATGCTAAGGTAAGGAAAATTGTAAGCGATAAGATAGGTTGTGAGTTTGTAGGAACAACAGAGCAAGACGCTATCATTAAAATTATGTTACAACTTTCTGAAAAGATAGATATTGATTGGGTTACTGGAGAAACATTCGAAGATGTTATTGATTACAAAGGTGGTTATTTACCTAATATGATGGTTCGGTATTGCACTACTCATTTAAAGATGATACCTATTTTTAAGTGGTGGAAAGAAAACATTAATGAAGTTTGCGATATGAGAATAGGTTTTAGAAAAGGAGAAGAACGCAGACAAAACAATATGTTAAATAAATTAAACGAGAATGGTAACGAAGAAATTAAAGTAATTGTAGGTAAAAGTGGTACTCGTAATAAGTGGGGTATGGTAGAGTGGAGAAAACCTAGTTTCCCTTTAATTGATAATGGTGTAGATAATAGAGCAATACAAGAATACTGGAATAAAAATAATGATATAGACTTTCCTAAAGGTTATTACAATAATTGTGTTGGATGCTTTCACAGAAGCCCAATGTTTTTAAATAAAATGAATCAAGAACACCCAAATAAAATAGAATGGTTTGCTAAAATGGAAGAGATTAATTCACCTAATACGTTTAGAAAAGACGTATCTTACAAGGAAATAATGAAATACAACCCACAGTCTGAGTTGTCTTTTGATGATTTCTCTGAATGTGATAGTGGTTTTTGTGGACTTTAAAATTTAGATATGACTAAGAAAGAATACGAAGTATTGGATAGGTGGGCGGATCGTTACGATGTAATTTATACACCAACCGAAAGTAAGGTATCGTTTTGGGATTTCACTTACGAGCTTAACGATATTAAGTATTATTGTGAGATGAAACAACGTAACTTCACTTTGGATTATGCTGTTCAAAATTATACTGACGGTTTACTCCTGGAGATGCACAAGTATGAACGCATCCTAAGAAGAACCAAAAACGAAAAAGGCTCACAAGGTCTATACTTCAATTTCTTTAATGATGATAAAGCTTTAGTTTTTAATCTGAATAAATTAAAGATAGATAAATGGCAATGGAAGACGATGCCTGAATCTACTGAGTTCTCAAGACGTAGATTTGTTCACAAGTACGTTACCTTTATTGATTATAGTAAAGGAAAATTATTTTATATTTGAGCATTCTGCTATTATCCCCTCGTTATAGCGTTTTTAGTTTCTAGTAAAAAGGATTTCTCTTCGGAGTTGTCCTTTTTTTTTATATATTTGAAAAAAACTAAGAAACTATGAACGAAGAAATCGCAAAGCTATTAGAGCAAAACGCATCTAACGTGTGCAATTCAGGCACAAAAAGCAGATTAGATATTGGAGGCGACAAGGAAGTAGCAAAAGCCTGGAAGCTAATCCAAAAAGAGATTAAGCGAATTAACCCAAAGTTTTACGAAATAATTAAAGACAGATGAGTATAATAGAAGAGAAAGTAGTCGCTAAGATTTTAAAGCGAGCAGAGGTAGGTAAGTCTAAATATGGCACTACGATGGAGCGAACGGATTTAAGTCGCTTAGATTGGCTTGTACACGCTCAAGAAGAGGCAATGGACTTGGCTGTGTATCTAGAAAAGATTATACAAGAAATAAAAAAGGGAGCTTAATAGCTCCTTTTATACTTTTACGACCCGCACGCTTCACAATCGTCATCGTCAATGCCGCACGTTTCGGGTTGGTCTTGATCAGTTAAGTCAACTATCCAACTATCCCAAGTGTTTCTTGCAACTTCTTCGTTGCGTTCTTTTGTTTTCTTTAATTCTTCTTCTTCTTTATTCATCTTTTATTTAGGTTTTTCGTTTATCCAATCTACTGGGATCATTTTATCTGCCCACTTAATGTTATTCTTATCGCACCAATTAGAGTAGGTCGTCTTACTACCTTTAAACAACTTGTTTGTGTGTCGTTGAAAGACCATACGAATATCCTTGTCGGGGTGCTGTGCTATTACTAGCAGCATCTTCTTCCTGTCTGCTGTGGTGAAACGACCTTTCAACTCTAATATAATACCATTCGGTAAAATAACATCAGGAGTATACTTACGTTGTTCGGAAACTTCATAATGAAGATTAACAGTTTCGTACTCAAAAGGTACATTCTGTTCGTCAAGTTTACCGCAAACAACTTTCTCATAGTTACTCCGAAATCTGTGGATTGTTTTCTGCATAAGTCTTTTTATTGTGACACGAGTGGCAAAGCGATTGAATGTTATCGGCACTTAGACTAGCACCTCCTTGCTTGATTGGTTTAATGTGGTCAACTACATCAGCAGGAACAACTTTACCCTCTTCTTCACAATGAAGACATAAAGGAAATTGATTAATCCACCAACCCCTAAGCCTACGCCATTCAGGCCCACGATAGAACGAAGTATCTCCACCCCAAGATTTGTTGTGGTCTACTGCTTTCGCTCTTCCTCGACCTTTAGGTAATGTAGGCATAGTAGTTTTAGGTTATAGTTAATTCAAATACTTCTCCCTCGGTTGCTTCGAGTAATTGAGAGAGAGTTCGTTTTGATGAAGTAATATCCAGTAGGGAATCGTTGTTGACCTGTCTAAAACTAGAGCCAACAAGAATACACCCTCTTGTGTCTGTATTAAAGTTTCCTTGATGAATAAGTATGTATCTTCTATCTCGAACATCTTGCAATATAAAGTGTTTTTTGTACTTTTCAGAAGTTCTATGTAAGACTTTATAAACAGATTTAGGAACACAACTTACGTTAGTTTTATTATCTTTCCAAGGAAGCTCTAAAGTCTTACACTCAAAAATCTTATCCAATCCATCAAATAAAGTTAACACACCTAGAGTCTGATTACCATCATCAATTAACCTTGTTAAATATCC